TCTCGGCGCTGCTAGGCGAGATCTCCGGCAACCTCTACTACTGGGACGATCCGACCCACGGGACGAAGATCAGCTGGCTGGAGGACATCGACGCGATCCTCGCCGGCGTGGACATGAGCCTCCGGAGCAGCAGCGAGTGGCGCTCGGCCGCCGACCTGCTGGACGACATCCGCTGGAACCTTAACGTGGACGGCTATGGCGCGGCCTGGTGGATGCGCGACTGTGCATACTCCTCGTCAGCCACAGCCGGGTTCTTGTCGGGGTACAACTACGGGCCGATCACCGACATCGCGGGCAACACCTACGAGCTGCGCGAGTACCTGTCGGGCTCCTACTACGGGCCGTTGACGGACATCCGCGACTACATGTCCGGCTACTCCTATGGGGTTCTCACTGACATTGCCAGCGGCATCTGGAACGTCCGCGATCACCTGTCGGGATACAACGGCGGACCGCTGACCAGCATGGACTACACGCTCTACAACATCCAGAGCAACCTCTGGAACGGCTGGTTGGGCGTGTCGGCCGCCGATCTGCTCGGCGAGATTCGGAATGATCTTTCGGCCATTCGTGGCCAGACGGACCAGATGTCGTTCGACGGCAACGGACGACTCCGCGTTGAAACCCAGTAGACAAGGAGCGCAAACATGCGACAGCAGGACGAAGCGAAGGTGGTGACGGTGGACGAAGGCGACGGGCCGGTGAAGCTGGTCAAGGACACCGGCGGACGGCTGCTGAGCCGGGAGCAGATGACGCTGGTCCGCGACCGCCAGCAGGCGGACCTGGACCAGGCGACGGAGCTGCACGGCAGGCTGACGGCGGGCGATGCGGCCGCGACCGCCGACGTGGTCGGCCAGGTCAAGGAGCGCATCACGCTCCAGCTGGCCATGATGGACCGCCAGAAGACGGAACTCCAGGCGACGCTGGCCAAGCTGGAGGCCGGCGACGCCGGAACCGTCAAGACGATGGTCGGCCAGATGGTCCAGCGGCTGGCGCGGCGGGTGGAGCTGGCGACGCAGGCCCGCGACCGCTCGGCGGCGCTGCTGGTGGAACTGGGCGCCGCCCCGGGCAACTGAACGCGCAAAGGTGACGTGGATGATCGGCATGGACGTCAAGCTGCTGTTCTTTGATCGCCAGGCGGTGACCAGCCGCGTGGACAGGGCCACGCGCAAGGCGCTGGGGCACTTCGGCGCCCTGGTGCGAAAGGGCGCCATCGCCAGCATCAAAGAGGCGCCGACGACGCGCCACGCCTCGACGGGCTCGCCGCCGTTTTCGCACATGTCGGCCAAGAGGCGCAAGATCAACCAGCGTCGAAAGGCCGAGGGAAAGCAGCCCGTTCGCGGCGGTTTCAAGGGCCTGAAGCACATTCTGTACGCCTTCGAGCCCGTCAAGCGGTCGGTGATCATCGGCCCGGCGTCCAACCGCAGCCGGTCGATCACGATCCCGGAGATTCTGGAATACGGAAAACTCGACGTGTCGCGGCACCCGTTCATGGGCCCGGCCTTCGAGCAGCAGAAGCCCAAGCTGCCATCGCTCTGGGCGAACAGCGTGAAGTAACAGCAGCGGGAGGCCAGGCAAATGGCGACCTTCATTCTCGGTAAGGATGCGAAGCTCTACCACGGCGTCGCCGGGGCCACGGCGGCCACGGAGATGTCCAATGTGCGCGACGTGACATTAACGCTCGAAGCGGGCGAAGCGGATGTGACGACCCGGGCCAACGGCGGCTGGCGGGCGACGGCCCCGACGCTGCGCGAATGCACATGCGAGTTCGAGATGGTCTGGGACCCGGATGATGCCGGATTCACGGCGATCAAAAACGCCTTCCTGGTTTCGGGCCTGATCGCGCTGAAAATTCTCGACAAGGCCGGCGGCCAGGGGCCCGACGGCGACTTCGCCATCACGTCGTTCAGCCGCAACGAGGCGCTGGAAGAGGCGATCACCGTCAGCGTGACGGCCAAGCTGTCGGTGTTCCGCACCTGGATCGAAGGAGCCTGATCTTCATGAAGACTTTCACCGACAACACCGGCCGGGCGTGGACCATCGCCATCAACGTCGATGCCGTCAAGCGGGTCAAGGCGCTGGCCAAGGTCGACCTGCTGGAGGCCGTCGAGGGCAAGCTCATTGAGCGGCTGGTCAGCGATCCGGTCCTCCTGTGCGACGTGGTGTATTGCCTGTGCAAGCCGCAGGCCGACCAACTCGCCGTCAGCGACGAGGACTTCGGCCGGGCCATGGCCGGCGACGCTATTGAGCAGGCCACGGCCGCGATGCTGGAGGAACTGGTGGATTTTTTCCCGAGCCGCCGCCGGGCGCTGCTGACCAAGGCGGTGGGCAAGTTCAGGACGCTTCAAGAGACGGTGATCTCGGCGGCGGAGACGCGCCTGGACAGCGGGATGATCGAGAAGCTGATGGCCAGACAGATCGCCGAGATGGACGCGGAGATCGAGGCGGAACTGGCCAAGCCGCCTGGAAAGCAATCTGGCAACTCGCCGGAGTCGTCGGAACCGATCCCGGCCCGCTGACGCTGCGTGAACTGTTCTGGATGGCCGAGGCGACGCGGCGCGAGGCCTGGCAGCACACGGCGTGGCTGTCGGCCATGATCGCCAACGCCAATCGAGACCCGAAGAAGAAGCCCTCGCCGTTCCAGCCGGATGACTTCAATCCGCTGGCGAGGAAGGACAGGAAGGCAGGCGCCGTAGTGGTGGATGAGAACACCATCGGCGACCTCAAAGCAATGTTTGGGCAATTCAGCCCGGAAAGGCAGGAAGAGTCATGAGAGCGATCGTGTGTGGACTGCTGGTGTTGATGGTCGTGTTGATGTTGGGCGGCTGTGCTGCCGACCGTGCGACGATTGATCATCGCGCGGCCGTGATGTCGGGCCTGGCCGACAAGATCAACTCCGGCACGGCAGACGATCTCCGCGCCAACGCGCTGGATGCCGCGTGGGTGATCGAAAACGAGCGCCGCTCGGCGGTGAACCTGTCCGACGCCTATCACTGGCGCTCGGCCAGCTACAAGTACCCCGCCAAGCGCCCGACCACGCTGCCGTGGACGCCCGAGGATGACGTGCCGGCGGAAGGGAGCAAGTGACCATGACGACCTTCGATTACGAGAAGGCCCTGGCCGTCGTCGCCAGCAATCCGTTCGCCAAGGACTTCCTCGAGAAGAACCGCTCGCGGCTGGAGGAGCTTGGCACCGAGCTCGGGCAGCAGGCGCTGCTGGAAATCATCGACCTGTTCGCGGCCGGCAGGAATCTGGAGGCCTGGCATAAGTTCTACGGCCGCGACGCCTCGTGGGCGACTCTCGGACAGGGCGCCGCCGAGGATGTGGCCAATACCGCCGCCATGGCCCAGCGCTGGGCTGACGCCGGAGCATTCATCCGCGAATGCGGCGTTCTGGCGACCAAGGCCCTGCTGGCCGTCGTAGTGGCCGGGTTTTGCGGCTAACGGATATATGACGTGGCGGCTGCTGGCATCGCTGCCGCCGGGAGAGAAGGTCAAGCTGATCGCTTACGTGATCGGAAAGGGATTGCCGGTGAACACCATGAACGGGATTCGCGAGTTTCTGCGCGGGAAGAAGGCCTACATCACGGCGGTCGTCGGCCTGCTTGGCGCCGTCGTCGCGTGGGCGGACGGTCAGATCGACACGGTGGCGCTGCTGGCCGCGGCATGGGCGGCGGCGCAGACCGTCTTCATCCGGGCGGGCATCGCCAACGAGGTCAATAAGGCCCAGCAGTGAGGGCATGGAGTCGAGCATGAGCGCCATGGTCGGCTTGGACATCGGCCTGTACCTGGACGCCGACGGGCGACTGGTCATCACTGACAAGCCCGCGCCCGGCCTGCAACCGCTTGCGCAGTCCAGGGGCTTCCGGCTCAACGCGCCTCTTGATGACGTGGTGACGGCCGACGTGGAGATCATGGTCGGCGGCGTGGACCTGGCCGTCCCGCCGGATCAGGCCCGCTTCATCGTCGCCGACGAGGAGGCCGACGTCGAGATGGTGCAAGCGGTGAAGCGGCAGGTCGAGGCTCGCCGGGCGGCGGCGAAGGCAGTCGCTCTGATGAAACGGGAAGACGCGGAGCCCAATGAAGGCAAGACGGTCTATCTGAACGTGAACCCGCGATGGTGGGCGCGGCCGTGGGTGTGCTGGCTGCTGTGGAGGCTCATCGGCCACCTGCCGTCGTGGGCTATTCGCGTTCGGCGCGCAGAGCCGCCGGGGAAGTAGAGCATGGCGCAGTCAGGTGCAATTCGAGCGGGCCGGGCCTTCGTCGAGCTTTTCGCCGACGACAGCAGGCTCGTGCGTGGGCTCAAGGCCGCCCAAGCCAAACTCAAGGCGTTCGGGGCCTCCGTTCGGGCGCTCGGCACGAAGATGATGGGCTTGGGCGCTGCTGTGGCGGCGCCCCTGGCAGGCGCGGCGAAGGTGTTCTCGAACATGGGCGACCACATCGCCAAGATGTCGGCCCGTACCGGAATCAGCGTCGAGAGCCTTTCGGAGCTTTCCTACGCGGCCGATCTGTCGGGCACGAGCCTCGAAGCCTTCGAGAACGGCATCCGCCGCATGCAGCGAACGCTGGTGGACGCGGCCTCGGGGCTGTCCTCTGCGCAGGATTCGCTGGCGCTGCTGGGGCTGACGTTCCAGGACCTCGACGGCCTGTCTCCTGAGAAGCAGTTCAAGCTGATCGCCGACCGTCTCTCGCAGATCAAAGACCCCACCGTCCGCGCCGCGGCCGCGATGGAGATATTCGGGCGCAGCGGCACGGAACTGATCCCCATGATGTCCGCCGGCGCCGCCGGCATCGAGGAGCTCCAGCGGCAGGCCCGGGCGCTGGGCCTGACCATGAGCACCGACGACGCCAAGGCGGCCGAGGCCTTGAATGACGCCATCGGTACGCTCTGGAAGGTATTGAAGATGGCGGCCTTCGCGATCGGTTCGGCCCTTGCGCCCGTGCTCCAGCAGGCCGCGCAGTGGATCACCAATCTCGTCGTCTCGGCCAGCGTCTGGATCAAGCAGAACCAGGGCCTGATCGTCTCGGTCTTCAAGATCGCCGTGGGCGTGATCGCCGCGGGGGCCGCGATTGTGGCCTTGGGCTATGCGGTGAGCGGCCTGGGCACCGTGTTCGGCGCCCTAGTGACCATCGCGGGCGTCGTGCATGGTGTGCTGTCGGTGGTTATGGCGGTGGTCGGCGCCATGCTCACGCCCATCGGTGCCGTGATCACTGCCGTGCTGGGGCTGGGCGCGTACTTCCTATACGCCAGCGGCGCCGCCGGCGAGGCGGTGAGTTGGCTCGGCGAGCAGTTCACCGTGCTGGCAGAGGAAGCGAAGACCACCTTCGGCGCCATCGGCAAGGCGCTGGCCAGCGGCAACATCGCACTGGCCGCCAAGGTGCTGTGGGCATTCCTGAAGCTCGAGTGGGAAAAGGGCTGCGCCCTGCTGGAGAAGGCGTGGCTGAACTTCCGCAACTTCTTCATCCGGATCGGCTATGACGCCTTCTACGGCCTGCTCGCAGTCGGAGAGTACGTCTGGCACGGGCTGGAAGTGGCCTGGATCGAGACCACCTCGTTCCTCTCTCAGACGTGGACGAAGTTTACGTCCTGGGTCCAGAAGGCCTGGGCCTGGTGCGGCAACGCGCTGACGAAGGCGTGGAACAAGATCAAGGGACTGTTCGACGAGAGCTTCGATGCCGACGCCGCGAATGCCGCGGCCGACCAGGCCTACGAGGCCGGAATCCAGCGGATCGAGCAGGAGAAGAACGCCAAGCTCGCCGAGCGCGAGCAGCGCCGCGCTTCCGAGCGCGAACAGGCCAAGGCTATTCATGAAGCGACGCTGACGCAGATCGGCAAGGAAGCCTTGGAGAAGGAGGCGGCGCTCGACAAGGAGTACAACGACCGCATCAAGAAGTCTCAGGACGCGGTCGACGCCGCGAAACGGCAGTGGCAGGAGGCCGTCGATGAGGCCAACGCGCCCGCTGCCGGCGGCAAGAAGGGCCCGGGCGAACTCAAAGACCCCAACCAGTTCATCAAGGACGCCCAGCTCGCGCTGGCGGGCGTGGGCGAGATGCTCGACAAGGCCGGGCCGAAGGAGTCCGTCCGCGGCACGTTCAACATCGCCGCCATCCAGGGTCTCCAGGCCAGCGGCACGGCCGAGCGGACCGCCAAGGCCACCGAGGAAACCGCCAAGAACACCAAGACGCTGGTCAACAAGGCCAACGCCGGCGCGCTGAAGTTCACGTGACGGCTTGCCGCGGCGCAGCCGCGGGCGAAGCCGGGAGGGCGAGGAATGCCCACTTCCTTCACCGAGAAATACGAGAGCCGCAAGGTCACGACCGACAAGGACGGCGCCGCCGAGTCGGCCGAGTTCATCTACGCGCTGCGCGGCGTTGCCGACGAGAACTCCGCCCGCATCCTGGCGGCCGGGTCCACGGCCTCCCTTTACGGCGAGCTCGTCCGCAAGAACATCTCGCTGGAGCCCGTCCACGTCGACACGGCCAACCTCGGCGCATGCATCTGGGAGGTCACCGTCCAGTACGGCGTGAAGGACGAGCCGGAGACCGGCGATCCGCCGAGCTTCAGCTTCGACACCACCGGCGGGACGCAGCACATCACGCAGAGTCTCCAGACGATGCAGAAACGTGCTCCGGCCGGGCAGACGCCGCCGGACTTCAAGGGCGCGATCGGCGTCAGCGGGCAGGCCGGGTCGATGACCGTCGAGGGCGTGGACATCACAGTGCCCGTCTACGCATTCAGCGAGACGCACTATCTCTCGCCCGATGTCG